GTAGAAGGCACAATTGCACCATTTGTAAATGTAACTTGATCGTCTCCTCCTGCTGTTACTGTAATTACATCTGAACCACTAAATGTAATTTTAGTGTTAGTATCTCCGTCTCCTGTAATTGAATCTAATTGTATATCGCCAGCATTGGTAAAATTAGAATCACTTAAATCAAAAGTTCCTGTAACATCTAAGTTACCACCAACACTTAAATTAGCCCCTAGTGTAACGTCACCATCTGCATCCAGGAATACAGCCTTGCCTGCAGGCAGTGTACAAAATATTGTTTTACTACCAGATGCAAAATCTATTTTAGTTGTGTTTCCTGCAGATGTATCAATAACTGTAGTTCGTGCGAGAGTGTCCGGAGACGCGTCAGTTACAGTTCCAATACCTAATTCCCACGTACCATCTGATTCGTGTGCAGCAAGATAATAAGTGGTGTTTGTATCACCAATACCAGTTACAAATGTTTCAAAACCTGTTGCTGCCCCACCTAAAGAAAGTGTACCTTGACCTGTTGTGGTTGATGTTTCTTTAACTCTATCGTTAAGGACTAATGCCATAAAACCCTACCCTGATATTCTTATAACTGCATTACTCGTATCTGCGGCTGGGAATTGTATTGTTAATGTTCCTGCTGTAGTTGTAAAATCACCACCAAAATCTAAAACACATACAGCTGAATCTGTAGCAAGTCCTGCTGTTGCTGCACCACCAGATGATTGATAGATGAGCGCGTATCTAGCAGTTGTTGAAACTGTTGTAAAAGAAGTGTCTGCAAAATCTGCAAAACAAATTGCTGTAGAAGAACTTCCTGTAACCCCATTATTTGTTAGTGTGTTTCCTGCTGCAGTATAACCAGAACCTGATGCGTTTGCAGCTTCGTTGGTTGTATTGTAACCAGTTACCGCTGATGCAGAAACTGTTTTTGATGATGTGTAAAGAGCTAGTTTGTAAGTATCGCCACTAGACGAACTAAAATTGTGATTGCCTTTTAAAAGGTGTTCTTTAAAAACATTACATATTACGTTTGCCATATTATCTCCTTATGCGTTAGTAGAAGGAATAGCTAATCTAACAACTCCATCCCTATATTCTTCTCTTCGTCTTTGACCCATTTGTTCTGTTGCTAATGTACCTATCGCATTTTTATATGCTTGTTCATACATTACTAACATATTATCTGGGCCTTTTAAAAATTTAAAAGCTTCCACTAGGCAGGCGTATAACAAGGCAGTTGGTGCATTGCTACTAAGCCAAGTAGTCGTAGTACTTGAACTTAATCCTGTTGGTTGAGCATTATACTCTAGATCTATAGTATAAGCCGCATTTGGTGTTGGTGCAAGAAGTATTGAGTCTTCGTCATAGTTTGCATAATATTTTGGAACACCCGTGCTTTGTCTATTTGGCCAATATTCTGATAAAAAAGAAGCGTCTTTTTTCTGTAAAACAATTCTTTCGTTATCTGTTAATCCGCCAAGTGAACCACTAGAACTATACATAGTTATATAACGTATAGTGCTAAAATCAGTTGGAATTGATCCTGGTAATGTTACAAAAGGTGTGCTTGCAGTTACTACTGCTGTTGCATTCTTTTTAAAAGGATCAATATCTAATTCTCTATACAACCGCATTTCAGCATGTTCTATAAAATCATTAGTAATAGTTGATGTTAAAACATTGGTGTCTGTTTCTGTATAATCTAATATCTGTTGTGTTAATTCTGCGTATGTTGTCATGCTACTAATGTTACGGGGCCAGCGTAAGCCCTAAACCCTCCTCCGTTAATACTACCAGTTGTTGCAGTGTCTGTCGATACTGAGAAAGTGTATGTGTCTGCATCCACTACAGTTATCGTATAACCAGCAGCTAAATTAATTTTATCTGCTGTAATCCCATCAAAGCCAATCGCATCTCTAAACCTAACTGTATCACTAGTAGATCTACCATGACTATTTTCTGTAACTGTAATTGTAGAAGAACTAGCAGAACCTGTTTTAAAAGGATTTGTTTTTAGTAAATTTGGAACAGCATTTTCTTCTCTATCCGGTCTTGCGTTTTGTAAAGCTTGAGCATCTGCTTTGTGTGCTGTTGGTTCTATTTGTGGGTGTTTTGACTCAAACTCAGATTGATGAACAAAAGATCCATTCCATTCAAACAACATTTCATTGTACGGAAATGCAAGACCACTACGATCTGATATTGCTTTTGCTTTTTTTCCTGATGCAAAATTAGACATTTGGATAATACGCTTTCGGTGTTATGTGTGTGCTAGTAGAAGAACCATCTTCAATTAACGCACGATTTAATTCGTCTTCATATATCATTTTCATTTGTGGCACTGCTTCTGGTTTTTCTTTTTGTGATAAATAGTAAGCAAGACCCGAAACCATGCAAGGAACAAAACGATAAGGGAGATCAGTTGCATTAGTATAACCTCCAGCGTCTTGTATTCTTTTTACATAATACAAATGCATGTCTTTGCTAGCAGCAGTGGAATCTGGAACAGGGTAAACAAAAACATTTACACGATCAATTAATCGTTGCACATAATATTGTGTTGGTTGACCTGATTGTAATTTATTAGCTAAAGCAGAATAAGACGAACGATCAATTTTAGTCATGGCTGTGTCTTGTTGAGTGCTTTGTGTTCTGTTTGTTCTGTACGTTGCTTCAAGAACATCATCCATACCATAAACACCATTAGTTGGCGTAGTGGTTGCACTAGTGCCATCCGTGCTATCTCTAAAAAACACATATTTTTCTTGATTCTCTATAAGGTCAATATTTGTTTCATCTATTTCCCAATAGTGTAATCCTCTATTGCCCCATTCTTGTAACATTATATTTAAAGAACGACGTGCTGATTTTATTCTAAACCCATTAAGGTCTTGAACGCCTATTCTTTCATAAGACTCTGTTACAATTTCATCAATAGAAAAAGTTTTGTCGAACGTTGTAGTTCCTGAAGTAGTGTTTCCCATGGCTACTCCTTAACTGTAATAAGCTACTACAAAATCACAATTTGTTACGTCAACGAAAGCAGCTGTTTCAAATCTTACACCCTCTCCATCAAAGTTTACAACTAATGCTTCGCCATCAGCTGTTCCAAACTTGTGATGAATTTTAATTACGCCTGCCGCAGAGGTGTTATCATAAACTTTTACTTCAGCGTCCGCAGCGCTTGCTTGCGCTTGTATTGTTTTAATTCTAACAGGACCAAGATTAGTAGCTGAGCCACCGATAAATCCTTGTAGTCTACCATCTCCAGTTAATGCTACTGATGCTTTTACATCCATAATAATTCTCCTAAACTGTGGGCCCGAAGGCCCACATTAACATTAATTTTTATTATCTTTCGATAATTGCTGTTACGTAGTCAACTACTAATGATTTAGCAGCTGCCGCACCAGCTTGAATAGCTATTGTTATAGTTAGCTCTTCGTCGTCTGGTAGATTAGTGTTAGCAATTTTCACAGGTTCAGCGTTATTAACTGAATAATAAACAGCGTCTCTGTCTGGATCTATGAACCATGTTGCAGTCACAAATGTGTCATCTGCCATTGTAGCGATAGCAGCAGTTTCAGTCTCTGTGCTATCTTTTTCTATAACAAAATCAAGATTAGTGTCACCGTCGTCTTTAGTAAAAAAGACACCGTCTGAAACACCATCAATTGCAGTTGTGTCTGTAATCGCTAATCCAATTTTCATGTCAGATTGTGTAGCATCACTTAGTTTAAATCTAGCTGAGAAATAAGCTCTCTTACTAGTGCTTAGTTTAAATGCTTCTCCTTTTAACTGTAGTTCTTCAGAGTCGTTATCTGCATCGTTAGTTGTAATTATTAATGCTCCACCAGCTGAACTTGTAGCTTGAATAACCTCTCCTGAATCAGTACCACCATCCGTAGATGTAATAGTCCAGTCACCTGCAGTGTAGGTAAAAAAGTCATTAGAGTACCCATAGAACGTTTGGTCCGATGCGTACTGTTGAAACATTGGTAATTCTTTCTTGTGTTTCGTTGGAACTGTGTTTCCAGCGAAAGTAATCATACTTTGAAAGTGTGGGTTTGCCATAATTTAATCCTCCTAGTTTTCAATGTAGTCTTCTAGGCAATCGAACCTGCGGTATTCGCCCTACATTGATAATTTACGCAGTGTTTAGAATATACGCTTTTAATTTGTATTTTGCAAATAAAAAGGGGCCCGAAGGCCCCTTTAAATTAGTTCTTTATACTTAACTATTAAGCACCTGGTGAACCAAAATAGCAGTTTTAATAGCTGCTCTGTTAAACATCTTCATTCCGTTAGGAACATCAGTTTTAATGAAGAAAGCGTCTGTATCTGTTAGGAAGTTGTTTACCACGTATCCTTGTGGAAGCATTCCTTTAGAAGACAGAGCGTTTAAGTCATTGTCTGAAGTTCCAACTCTTGCTGGTGATTTTAAGATTCTTTCAGCTGTAAATTGTAGTTCTGAAGGGATAATTAATTTCAATCCTCTTGCAGCAATTTTTAAGCCTCTTTCATCTTTAAACGCAGCAATGTCAATCATCGCTTGCTCAAGTGAAGTTTCACTCAAGTCAGCTGATGTTGATAGCTCATTCTTAAGGTCCCCTGCAGAAACTGTAGGGTGGTCGGTAGCAAATAATTCTTTGCTATCTCCGCCTGGGAATGAACTATTGAAGCCATTGTTTAACACGTTGGCTGCTTTGATTTGCTTAGTATTAGCCATAGATCTTGCTAGTGCTTTTGTATAACGCTTAGCGATACTATCATATAAGTTGTCCTCAACTGCTTCCTCAGTAATTGCGAAAGCAAGAGCAACTGTCTCGTGTGTGTAACGAGAAGTGAAAGATTCGTTTGCATTGTCAAAAGTCACCGCAGCTCCTTCAGCTTTTACGGCAGCATTTGCAAAACCAGATAGCATTACTTCTTCTTCAAAAGCTCTGTCAGAGTTCTCGACGTCAAAGATTTCTGCGTGCTGGTTTTCGTAGTTTTTGTACTCAAGTCCAAATAATGCATTCAGACCTGGCTCTAGCTCTTTAGCTAGTTGTTGTCTTGATATAGCCATGATTTAAATCCTCCTGCTATTATTGGTTATCTTTATAAGCATGTTCATTCCAACTAACTACATAGTTGGCATTAACTGCTAATTCGTTGTTTTGTGGATCGCCAGTAAAACCTTCGACTCTTAATGGTTCTCCAGTGCCTAGCTCTGAAACATCGAGCTCACTTCCTGAAATACCAGTTGAAGTTGATCCACTATGTGTATCAATAAATCTACTAGTTTTAGTTACGTCCGTTTGTGCAGCGGCTGTAGCTGAATCACCCTGTATTAAAAATCTCATATACGGGTTATCAAATACAAATCCTCTTATTTTTCCCTGCGTAATATTCGTTTGCGAATAAAAGTTAGAGAATTTTGGTTTCCCTGTTGACGGGTCACTGTCAATCAAACATCCGTTAAAAACACCGATACTATCTACGTTAGTTACTGTTTCGATTCTTACAATACCCTCTCCTGAGTTATTGTCGTCTGTTTCTACAGCATCTCCTTGAAAGATAGATACGTTTTCATTGTCTCTAATTAGATATTCAGTTGTCTGAAAATCAGATCCACCAACAACGTTACCTATTGGTCTCATACCAAATGGGGCATCTACGTTTGCCATATTGTTTTCCTCCTTAAAGGTTGTTATTGTTAAATCGATGGTTGAAAAAGATTAGTCTTTTTTCGAGCCACCAAAAGTTACACGAGTCTGTCGATCTTGATTGATCGGCATACTTGGGTGCTGTTCCTTCAAGACATCGTTATCTAAAGCATCATTTCGATCTTGAGTTACTTGTCTAAAGTACTCTTCACGAGACTTTGCGAGCTCTTCGGGTATCCTTGCCAGCACAAGGCCACCAACCCCTATCACTCCTACGTATTTACCGTCATTGACTGTTGGATAATTATGGTCTGGATATTCATCAGCTCTTACAAGCTCCCATCCAGATCTAATTTTGCCTGACATGTTTTTTGTATCATCAAAACCCATGCTCTCGGCACGTATCCATCTATGTCTATAACCGTCTGGCGCAGGCGGTGAATCCAGTGATGATGGAGGAGTCCAAACTTTAGGTCGTTCTTCTTTGACTCTAGTTTGACTCACGCGGGAAGTTTTAACAGTTTTAGTTTCTGTATTTTTTTTATTCATATGCTTATACCTCCTTCGCGGCTAATTGTTTCGCATACTCTTCGAGTGGCACACCTAATCTTTTAGAAATTGCTACCTGTGAAGGTGTGAGTTTCACGGTTTTTCTGCGTCCTTTTGCTGCCGGACGTTTAGCACTTGCAACATTCTGAACAGGTTGTTCAAATGTAGTTGGCTCCACTTTATCAAATTTATGTGGGAATGCAACCCTTATTCGTTTATCAACCTCAGAATAATATTCATTAGATTGTGGGTCAAAACCCTCATCCTCTACAAGTTGTCTATGTATGTCAAATGCTGTGTAAGTCATAGCATTATCCGTACCAAACCAAGTGTTT